CAGCGCGGGAGGATAACGAGTTTACCCCCTTGTGTAGTTATGGTTTATCGTAGCGACAATTATTAACATCAACATCAATGCTATAAACACCACTGCGCCGGTGTATGCCGCCCACGGTATTGAATGGATGAACCGTTTAAATTTATTCCTCTTTACCATCGCTACCACCTAAAAACTTATTTACGAAATAAATCTGTGCTTTGCCGGTTGCCTTTGGGGTTTTAGTAGTTACATTACATCCACTGCCGTTTATGTGAGTGCTTTCCTTAATTTCAAATAGACCCATTTCTATGGACTTCTGTGTCGGCATATTCCAATCTGCGCCCTTGCGCTTGATAAGATAGCCATTATCTCTAAGCCAACTAAAAAGCCTCTTAGCACCTATCTGTACGCCGTTCTGACATATTATCTTTGCCAAATCTCCGACAAGGATTGATGTATTACTTGTCGCTACGGCATCGGCGAAAATAGTTTTCGGTCTGTCATATTCGATTTTAGCTTTCTGATGCTCGATTATGCGGTCTCTTTCCGCAATCTTGTTATTTGCCACCATAAGAGCCTTGGCAAGTAACTCATCATCCGTCATTGTTTCCTGCCCGGCTATGTAACCGCCGTTCTTTCTGATTGACGGAAGGACCTCTGATGTAACCCAGTGTTTGAATCTGTGCAATTTTTCTATTCTTTCGTTTATAAGGGTATCATTTTGTGACACACCCCTTGCTTTTTGTGGCTGCATTTGAAAAAGTAAAGAATATAAACCGCTTTCATTGATAACCACCATATTCTGTCTTCCACCTGGGGTATCAATTTGTGACACACCCTTGTCACATTCATCAATGCTTAAAAGGCTTCTTCTGTAGTTTGTGTCTCCAAACGCTTCACAAACGTCTTTTCCAACAAACCACGGCAAGCCGTCCACAATTACCGCTCTGACATTACCAAATTCCTTGTTATTAAATATCTGTAAGTCGTTCATAGGCTTCCTCCTGTAACAAAATTCTTCATTCCTTGAAAAAATGCTTCTGCCTTTAATTCCATTTCCTCTGAATCGTCTTTGTATGTGACAACAGTTTCGACACTATTCAGCACATCTTCAAACTTGCAATCAAACAGCTCGCTTCCCTGCTTCCTTTTGCTTTTAAAGTGTTCATGCAATTTCTTCTCGTTTTCGGCATAATTCGTATGTGGAATACTTATAGCGATTTTTCCTATTTCCCATTCCCCATAATTAACAGCATTTCTCTTTAATGCCATTAACCTTTGATATGGATTTTTCGTACTTCCGATTTTCGCAAATTTACCATATTCCAAAATATAAAAGAAACCTGTATATTTATCTTTATTTCTTTTCTCGATTTCTTTTAATTCTCCGAACTCTTCATTATTGAATATTTGTAAATCCATGTACTTCTCCTTTTCAGATATTTTGTGATATAATCCTCTTATGTTATTTCAGAAAAGAGGTGGTAAAATTAATGGATAGTTCAAGACTTGCGGAGTTTTATGCGCTTGCTAAAATTTGTGGTTATCAAGGCGATGTAACTAAATTCAAGGAAGAATATAACAAATACTATGATGAATTTATGAACACCGTCAAAGCACAGCCGGTTAAAGTCGCAGCAATCAGTAATCCATTTCATGTTGGCTATTAATACTTGACAGCCAATAAGGCATTTGTGAGGGAGTTGAGTATCTTGCATTCGTCGTGTATTTTTTCAACTCTCTCACCTCTTACAACATCATTTGCAACGCCCAATGCCATTTGTTCTACATAATCCTGTAAGGTTCTTTGCATTGGGTCATCTTCTATTGTTCTTGGTTTTTCCATATATCTACTCCTTTTCTTTTTTCTTTTCTTCCGAGCCGTCAGCAAGGCTTTCTGTCTTGCCGAGAATATATCCCTTGTCAAACTCTGACATTTTTGGGATTGCGTCTTTCAGCTTTTCAACTATCTGTCTTTCTTTTTCGCTCATGTGTCACACCTCCTTTGTTGACTATGTGATTATTCTATCCCACAAAGAAGAATTTGTCAATACTTTTTTCTTGACTATGTGGGATTTTTCTGATATATTTATCTCGAAAGGAGGTAAAGAATATGAAAGACCGAATAAAACAAATCCGAAAAGAAGTAAAATTAACACAAGCGGAATTTGGAAATCGAATTGGTGTTAAAGGAAATACTATAGGAAACTATGAATTAGGATTACGAAATCCGACTGATGCCGTCATCGTTTCAATATGTAGAGAATTTAACATTAATGAGGAATGGTTACGAACCGGAAATGGAGAAATGATGAGTCCTGTTTCTAAGGATGAAGAAATTTCAAAACTGCTTGGAGAAGTCATAAGAACTAATGAAAGTGATTTTCGACGCCGTTTGATTTCGGCTCTTGCCCGATTAGATGACAAGGGTTGGAACGAGTTAGAGAAATTGATTGATTTAATTTCTGAAAACAAGTAAAGAAAAGCCAAGGGCAATGCGCAAACCCTTGGCTTTTTTCTTATCTGTTAAGTAATACTTTAATAAACTTATATATGGCACTAAGCCATCTACGATTATTGCATTGCTCAATCATTGTAATAATTTGACATTTGTATTCTTCTGTTTCCATACAACAACCCTCCCGAATACCACACGATTATAGTAGCGATATGCCTATATTAGAACATTTGTTCTTGCTTGTCAACCCACATTGACAAAATATCCCACATAAAGTATAATTAAGTTCTAGTGACGGTGCCGCGCTACCAAACACCGCCACATCGGAACTTGAATATCCTCTTTCCGAGGACATTTACAATCATATCACACATTTTGTCGGGCATACGCGGTAATCTATCGCAATTCTCGACACGATTTTATAAGGAGAGACATATGGATAATAATAATCAATTTTATCAGCAACCACCACAATGGCAACAACCGTTCCCACCGCAACCACAACCGCAACCATACAAGCCAAAAGGCACAGCGGCACTTGTTTTAGGTATCATAGGTATACTAACATCATTTATATTTGTTGGCGGTATTCTAGGCATTATAGCGATTGTACTAGGTGCAACCGGTTCAAGCGCGAACAAAAGATACGGTTATAAGGGTGGAACTGCTACAGCCGGTCTTGTCCTTGGCTCTATTGCAACTGCATTAATGGTAATCACGATAATAATTGCTGTATCAGGCAGCAATACTTCATCTTCAAAAACCGACTTGTCTAAAGATGATTTTGCCGCTACCTGCTCTGAACTCAACTATAAAGATGTTAAGCGCAATCCCGATAAGTATAAAGGTCAGAATTTTTACATTGACGTACAAATATTTGACGTATCAACCTCTTTCGGAACTACCACATACAAAGTGTTCACTAAAGACCCAGAATACGATATTTACGATGGCAATATGTTCTTTGTAACGGATAAGAGAGATACATCTGCTAAAGACTATGAAAAGCTGTTAGAAGAAGATATAATAAGAATATACGGAACTTTTAACGGACTTGTAGATACTACAAATTTCATTGACGGTTCAAGCGGCCAAGAGATAAACCTCGATATGTTCTATGTAGATATTTTATCGAAATAAAAATAAGGCGTGCAGTACATAAGTACCACACGCCTTTTTAATGCCCTTAATCAAGCTGCTTGCCGTTTTTATCGTAGATATGGTAACCGCTTGACTTGTATCTCTTCCAAGTCTTGTAAGCACTACTCCAAGTGCAATAAGAACCGATTGCGTTCTTCTCGTCTCTGTAAGACTTCCTTACACGGTAAAATCCGTTACCACTAGTGTAATTCGGGTAGCTTGTCAGTGTCAGTGTTTTCTTTTCAACCGTCCTTGCATTCCTGCCCTCTTTACGTCCGTAATGGCAATAATGCTCATAGTATAACGGAAGATTGTCGCCAAACGCATCTCTTAAGTCGGCATAGTTCTCTTTGTAAGCAATTACGTTAAATTCCGTGCTTGCCTGCCTTGCTTCTTTCATACCGTACTGTTTGAAGTGCGCCCAAGCCTTGTCATAATCGTTGCCGAAAGCTGCTTTAAGGTCAGCATATTTGTTAAGATAATATTTCGGGTTGAATACCGGAGAATAATCAAGTCCATTCAGCTTGTATTCTGCCGTATTAATGCCGGTAATGTCGGCATCAATGTACGGTGTAGGGTCAAGCCATTTATACTTGCTTTCATCGTGTAAACCGCTTGTCGGAATGCCGTTTGGGTACTCTCTGACCTCAAAGTGAAGATGCGCTCCGTAACTTCCGCCGGTATTTCCCATAAAGCCGATGCGCTGTCCTTTCTTGACAAATTCGCCCTCATTTACATATACCTTTTCGAGGTGTGCGTACAAGGTACATATTTTGTCATTATGCTTAATCATTACATAATTGCCATATCCCATTCCCTCTTTGTCCGGCACACCGTTTGTACCGGAGAGATAAGCTATAACCTTGATAACCGTACCGTCTGAATGTGCGGTAACGAAATCAAGCTGTGATTTGTATTTCACAAGGTCTATGCCTTGCGCCCACGCATTGCCATTCTTTTTGTTATCGCAATGTGTCTTGTATGTGCAGGTAATCTGATTTACTGCATCTTCTAATACTCTACTACTCATAATTTTTTACCTCCTAAGATAATTTAAGTGTGCCGGTTAATGACACGCCACAAGCGTCATTATTAGTTACATTTCTTGTGTTTGGCATTACTAATTTCACATTCACGCCTGATTCTCCGCTTAACGATATTGATTGAGATGTTGGTCTGACATTCGTCTCAGCCGTGGAGCCATAGCAATAGTTACCGCCTTGCCTGACCTTAATGCCCTCACTTGATGTAAACGACAATGTAGCTTTGCTTGCGCCAATAATAAGCCTTGTCGGGAGAAAAAAAACTACCGTCTGACCGCCACCGGTTATATATCCGCCGGTAGAAAATACAATAGGTACACTATCGCCCTTTGTCAGATATGCTTTTTCTGTTGCTTCAAAATAAACACGCCCACTTCCGAATACTGCTCCACCGGCTGTCAGCTTAGATGTTTCCACACTGCCGTCCCAACCAAGCCTATATACATAGTCATAGTCCGTACCCTCTTTGCCGATATATGAACATATTCCGGTCGGCTGTGCGTTAGAACTCATTCCAAATTTATAGCCACGGCTGTCTGCTTTTGTTCTTAAATAATCAGCACCGATTGTAAATCCGCCGATTGTTCCACTTGTTGAGTAAAGGTTACCCTCTTTATCGACACGGAACGGACAATCTCCGTAATTAGTATGGTCTTTACCGCCGGCCGCAAATACCCATTTTGTGTTTACAGTCGGTCTTTGCATAACTGCTGTTCCGGTTTCGGCATCTCCGGCATAAATCTTGTTCGTTGTTATGCTCCACGAACCGATTGTAGCCGTAATTGCGCTTAAATCATCAACGCTTATTTTGTCTGCCGTAATGCTGCCGGTTGTAATTTTCCCACCGTCAATCGTTGTGGTGTTTGCGGAATAGATATTCTCAACCGATATATCATCCGGATTAGGTGACCAATCTGACGGAACATTACCGAATGACATTTTAAATTTGCGAACTCTAACTGTGTGTCCTGTGTTATTACTTGTTGTATACATAGCCATACCATAGCGATATGCACTGTATGTTCCCCAAGCTCCACTTGTGAGATTTGTCGGAGTTATCGTGAAATATAATCTACACCATTTATTATTTTGTCGTGTTCCCGACAGCACTTTAATATAACTTCCACCGGAACCATCAAGATAAACAGTTGTATACACGGTACGCGCCCAACTTTCAAAATTATCATTTGAACCGTAAACTTCAAAAGAAATTAAATAATTTTTAGGGGATGTTGCAAGGTCGTCTGCGTAAACGTCAACCGCAAGTATAAATGTTTTGTCAGATTGTGGATTATCTTGAGCATTAATTGTTGTTATAGTTTGTATAGTATTCCACTTTCCGTTACCAGTTCGACCTGCAACCGTAAATCCATCATTATCTGTTGTCATTGACCAGTCACCATTAAGTGTCTTTATTCGACTGAAATCTTTCGTATTTAACAATAAATTTCGGTCACCTACTGATAAATTATCCACAGTGTTTTTTATCCCTTGTAACTCTTAATTGCCATTGTCTTCTCCTTTCTCTGTTGAAAAATATAAATCCTCACTTTGCATATACGGTGTGCCGAATGTATGGTAGTGAAGTGTCCGGAAATAATACATATCATCCGGATATTCATTATCCGCAAGCGCATTTTTTACCGCTGCCGTAACGCTCTCCGTCCAACCGTAGTTTTCAAAGTTATCCCATTTGGTAACCGCAAACTGTTCATCCTGATAAACGACCTCACGAACCGTATTTGGGAATATGTAGCTGTTGATACGGTTAAGTATTGTCAATGCAACCATTGTCTGCGTTTCGACCGTCTGATTTCCGGCTTCACAAAACACTGTGGTGCATAATAGGTGATATTCTTCAGCATTAAGGCTTATATCCGCCCAACTGCACTTATGCGGTTCTGCGGCCGTAGGTTCAACAGACTTTACTTCCTCACTATCCGTCTGCCGTACAATGCTGACCGTTTCGATTATTGTTTCTGTTTCCGGTTCAGACTCTTCCGTGGTTGTTGCGGAACTGGTTTAACGAGTTTTACGCCCGCGACACAAGCAAGAAAATCCGCGCAGTTAAACAGGCACAGGCGC